CGACGGTAACTGTGACATTGGCGGTTGCTGCCGTTCTAGAGCGTGGTACATAACCTATATTTCTTGCCAGAGAAACGACATTCTCTCTTAGAGTCGCAGAATCCAAGAAGGACTCATTAACGACCATATTAGAGTTAAATGCGGTGATATACGTATTATAAGCTAAGGTGTCAATTAAAACAGAAAAGTTAGATCCCTCAAAGTCAAACCCAGTAAAGTCTGAGTTTGCCCTGAGATAGGACTTAATCGATGTTTTTATCTGATCAAAGTCAAGATCTGTAAATTTAGTAAAAGGCATGTTATCTTGTTGCCTCTAAGAGGAATGAATATTCTTGTGTTGGAAACTCTTGTCCTACAATGTCATATACGACAGTTACCTCAAAACTATTAATATCTGGTTGAGGATTCACTTGGACGGCTACATTGTCGATTCTTGGTTCAAAGTTATCTAGTGCGATTTCAATTTGACCCTGTATATTTGATGCCGTACCAAAATCAACAAAATCAAATAAACTACGGTATACATCAGATCCAAAAAGAGAATTAAAGAATTTTTCGGTAGGAATGGTCTGAACAATATTTCTTACAGACCTACGAATCGCATTCTCATTACGAAGAACCTTTAAATCTCCTGATACAGGATGAGGCTCAAAAGATAAACTAATATCTTTATATGCTCTTGATATCCTCTTAATCGCCATTGGACATAGTTTTTATTTATTTATATGACATTCACCCATAAAAAAAAGAGACCCCTTTCGGAGTCTCCTGTTTAGCGTCCCTGCCCTCTGTATTTCTTACGAGCCGAGTTACGAGATGTCGCCGTATATTTGGTGTGTTTCCCCGTCCCTTGACGAGTCTTCTTCGGGGGTGACTGTATAAAATCCCCTCCACTGATACCACCTGTTGCTTTTGCCATAATTAATCCTCTGTGTATATTTGAGTTTTAATACTATCGGGGTGTGGTGCACCCGTCTGATAGAATTCGAGAGCATAGTCTTCCATGCGACTGAAGTATTCACCTTGACCTAATGCCGTGAATACTTCTTTGCCGTCTATGATGATTCTATATAATTCTCGTTTTTTCATGTCCTACACGAATCCGTGGGTCGCACCAGATTTCGAAACCTGCGTCTTTTGCATCGAGACAGAAAGAGACATCTTCACCACACATGTCCTGAACTTCGCCACTTTCGAAAACTTGCATCTTCGGTGCGAACCATGGATATGGTAGTCCTTCATGTTCGAATACTCCATTCTTAATTAGGAGCCATCCGAAACCTGTATAGTCTACTGTAAATGGTTTCTTTCTCTTAGAGATACTATCGAGTGTCTCATGATTCATGACTCCACCATTATTTCTGAAATCATCTTCCTCTAACCAGTGTGCTACAGAGGTTGTCTTACCATCTTCGGTACAATACCATCCACCTGCGATATCCTTATCCATAAGAATTAACTGGAAGAACTTCTCAGAATTGAAGACGATATCTGAGTCAATCCATAATTGCCAGTCATATTTGAGTTTTCCGTCCCATGGTATCTGATCAGGTCCACGCAGTACATTCGCACCTAGACATTTGCATCTTGCAAAGTTCACCATGGATGAATAATCCTGTGAGATCTGGATGCTTGCTCCAGACTGAACTAAGTCAAAACAAAGTTGTACGAAACTCTTTAAGAACTGGTAGGATACTCCTCTTCCAGGTAGACAAAATACCACTGACTTTCCTTTGACCATCTCTTTGGCCTTGGCAATGTCGAATTCTGGTTCTTTTGTACTACTGGCAGATGGGGGTTTTGCTTTTACTGTAAATCCTTTAGCCATAATGTTTTGTAATTACAATTCAATTATATCAGTTTATATAGTATCTGTCAATATGAACTTTCTTCGTATTCTTTTTGTTTCTGGACGGTTTCCGTCATTTCTTCATATGATAGCTCGGAGTTATATGCAGTATTAAGTAATGGCCATATGGCAGTAAATTGTAATTCACTCAGTTCTTTAAATATGCAATTATTCTCGAAGTATATGTGATATGCTTTCATTCTTTTTCCTGAATGATGATCTCGTCCCCATCGACATTCCATTTGAGTTCTGTGTCCTCGTACCAACCGAATTCATTCATGAGATGCTCTGGTATTACTGTATAATATTCCCCAGTTACTCTATCGATCTCTATGGTCGAAAAAATTTTGTCGAAATTTTTTTTCATACATCGCATCCGCAAACCCTGTTTTGTTTTTATATAGGGAAAAATTTTTTTTGTGACGAAGGAAAACATAGCTGCCTTTCGTAACACTTTGTAGGTTAGGGTAGTTACCCGTTTTTAATAACGGGGGGGCATCACGCCCCCCACTGTCTGATTCACGAACGCATGATCTAACGTGCAACTGCAAATGCCCCATTGTTAAAATTAGCATAAGCAAATGCCCGTCTGTTCACAATCTTAAAATATCCAAACCGACTGACCATGACATATCCCTCACCCTGAATCGGTTCGGGGTCTCCCATAATGCATGTCTGAAAATCTGACTCATCTTTGCAACTCTTTAACGCTTGCAACTTGATTTCATTTACTGTATGCCAGAATTCGATCAACGACGCATCACATAGACCCGCCCACGCAAACGCATCACTGTCAATTTCTTTACCCTCACGGATAAGAGCGTTGATGTTTAATTTGATTTTCTTTGCTGTTCGCTCATCAACGAATTTTACATGCTGTGAAAGTTTCTTTGCATAGTCAACCAAAGTCTCAAGGTCACGGAATGAATCAACACCCTCACC